TTACTGACCTATCAACTCCTTCAAGGCTTTTCTATCCTCCTCTTCGAGATTTTGAATATAGCGGTAAGCCTTAGCCTTTCGCATTTCAGACTTCAAATTGTCGTCTGAAATTTCCAGTACAGCATTAAGATTAGCTATGTATTCCTTATATCTTGCGATATAACGCCCACATTTAGCCTTAACCTGTTCTACGGTGTCACTGTCTGTAATATACAAACCAACACCAAAGACTTTACCCAGTTCCTTGCGGTCTGCTGATACCAATACAGAAAGAACGTTCATTGATTTTTGATTCTCTTGCATAATATAAAAAGTTTAAATTATGCCAATACACTATTATACTGGCTATTCAGACAAATAGTGCTATCAGAATCACGCTACAAATGTACTACAAAGTAGCCATATAAACAAATAACCTGCAATCTATTGCTAGACTACAGGCTAAATTTATTCACTTTCTTACTCTATAATGATAATCTACACCAAACAAAGCACCAGCAAAGGTACAAGTTTCACCAAAAGCTACCAGTACACTGCTGTCTATTATTCCTAATGGTGCTGTTATGAATCCAGCTATTAGTAACCCACAGCCCACCAATATTAGTAAAGCTGCTGTTACTAACTGCATATTTAACTTCATTTCTTTAGTCATTGTTTAATAGTGTTTATTATTGGGGGGGGTCTGGATTTATCATTAATGCCTGTATAGACCTCTGTAGCTGGTTATCAAACCATAAACATAGCCAACAAATAGAAGATGTGCTATTATTATAAAGTGAACCAGTATATATCTGTGAAGTAGTTTCATCATTAACTGTAAGTGATTTAGGTAGACCACTAGCAGAAGCAATCTGATTAATACCTTTGTTATCCTTACATAGCTTAACTGCAATATTATTAATTGTACCACCTCTATAAGTAGAACCTACTGCACTAAATTGTAAAGTCCAGTCATAGTACTTAGTATTATTTTCTCTTTGCTGTGCCCTGAAGATAATTTGCACCTTCTGACTTCCTGCTACTGCATCTGCCTTAACTTGTATAGATGCTACTGGTATAGGTAAGGCTAAGAATCTATCATTAGCATTACCTGTATGTGGTGAAGTAGGTGTACTAACAGCATTAGTTAAAAACTCATATACTTGTACAGTCTTACCTGCAAACTGCTGCATCTGTGTAGTCCACCAGTACAACTTCTCACTATACCAATAAGATTTAGAACCATCTGTTACTAAAGCACCTCTATGAAGGTTCAACTTACTTCCATCAGTACCATATACTGTATATATATCATCTTTAGTAAGATAAGTTAAACTAGAAGTATCACCCCCTGGTGTGCTAGATTCTATACCTGCCAGTGGTCTTTCATAAGAAGCGTGATTACTAGAAGTTACACCGCCTATATTTTGTACAGCACCATCTTTATAAGTGGCATATAAAGGCATAGCTGCACTATGTTCATAATTTCTAAAGTCCCCCAATCTATAAGGACTATTAGAACCACCAGTAGGTTTATTGTATGTGTAGCCTTTATTTCCATTAGCCTTAATAGCACTTACTAATGAAGTAGGGTTATTGGCTTGAATTATCTGGATTCCATAGTTCCTATTCTTCAATTCTCCTAAAGTCATTGTAGATACAGTACTATGTATAGGCTTCCATTTACTCCACGGATTCACATTACTACTAGTACATAATCCACCTACATTTCTATTTGATATGCCTAATGTATTTCCGACTAAACTTGTTGTTATTCCCGAACTTGCTAAAGCCATATTATTTAGTTTTTATATTCTTTAATTCGTCTATCTCTTTTTTAAGGTCTATAATCTGTGCTTGTAAGACAGCTACATACTGTGCATAATTGACAGACAGATACTTATCTTCTGTATTATCTTCTATAACTAGTTCTGGATATAGTTCCCTTACTTCTTGTGCTATGAATCCTATACTATCCTTACCATCCTTCTTATATGTAACAGGTTTAATGTACCCCCTATTCTTTAATGGCTGAATGTCTGTTTTAAGCCTAATATCAGAATATGCTGTAATCTCACCATTAGAAGTTATATTACCTTTAGAAACTATATGCCCTGTTTGGTAAGCAATAGATAAGGCTGTAAAATAACTTCCCTTACTACCATTAACCCAGTCATTTTGAAAGTATAGTGTACCACTTTGATTTAATATCTTCCAGCTAGCATTAGCATTTCTATCTAGTATAATCTGTACATCAGCACTATTATTATTCTTCAACGTTAGTGTAGGTATTGAAGAATGTGCCATAGTAAGATTACCACTCATACTAATAGCTCCTACTCCAGTCATACTACCACTTACATTACCAGTACCGTTAAAGGATTGTCCCCAAATAGTTCTAGCTGTCTGTAGTTTTGTAGCACTACCAGCGTTACCACTACTAGTAATGAATCCTGCACCATTGGTTAACTGATTAGTGTTGTTTGGTATAGCTACACTGACTGCTGCACTACCATTAAATGACTTGGATTGATAGCCTGTAAAAGTTAATGTATTAGTAACCTTATTGGCTGCTGTAGCTGTAAACATAGTAAATGCTTTCTTGATAGCGGCAGGTGTACAACCTTTTGTATTATCATCGCTTGTATATGTTGTACATTCATCTGCTGTCCACGCCTGTATATGGCTTGTATTTGCTTTACCATCTAAAGTAGATTGTAAGTTTGTCACTTGTGCTATAGTATGGCTATGTGAACTAGCTGCTGCACCTACACTAGCTGCTGTTATATTGAAACTCTTTGCAGCACTACCATCATAAGCACCCTGTGAAGTACCATTCAAACTAATAGTAAGTGCATTAGGATTCTTTAAAGCAGAAGGTACTGTAGGATATGCTGGTAAGCTGATAGTATTTCCACTTATATTATAGCTTGTTGAACCTACTTTAACTGTACTAGCGTAATTGTGAGTATGTGAACTAGGTGCAAATGTAGATGGTTTACCACTTATTTCAGCCCAAGTATATGAAGGTTTATTAGCCCCAATCCAACTAGGTTTATCAGTTAAATCATTCCAGCTACTTACACCACCGCCAACATTATCAATTAGTTCTTTTAATATTCTACCTTGATTAGCTGAAAGTGCTGCATCTGTAGCTGTACTGGTTAAAGCATCTACTATAGTAATACTACCACTTCCACCAGAAGTACCTGCACCATAGGCTGAAACTTCCTTCTCACCGATAACGTTTACTTTAACCTTCAAATCTCCATTGGAATCAAAGTAAAAAGCCTTATTCCAGTTAGTTACTACACCATCCCAATTAGTAACCTTAGCAGATGTTATTCCATCCAATACAGACTTATTAGAATGTGTATGCTTCTTATTATTAGCATCATTCCAGTTGGTTCTTTCAGTGCTAGTAATATGTAATGTAGTGTTACCTGTATGTGCGTTAAAGTCTGTAGAACTGACTGCACCCAAACTAGATAAAGTAGGATAAGCAGGTAAACTAATAACATTGCTAGCAGCATTATAAGCAGTATTACCCACCTTAACCGAACTGGCATAATTATGTGTATGTTCAGAAGGTGTAAAGGTGCTAGGTTTACCAGCAATCTCATTCCAACTATAGGAAGGTTTTGTAGATGTTATCCAACTAGGTTTATCGGTTATATCTTCCCAGCTAGAAACAGCACCTTTAAAATCTATCATATCTTTAAGGATTCTACCCATATTAGCACTTAAAGCACAGTCAGTAGCTGTACTGGTAAGTGCATCCACTATAGTTACTGTTCCAACACCCGAAGTAGTTCCAGCACCATAAGCACTAATTTCTTTCTCACCTATTACATTAACTTTTGCTCTTAAATCACCTGCACTATCAAAGTAAAACGCCTTATCCCATATTGCTTTATCTAGTTTGTTATTCCAACTAGTAAGATTGGCTTCTGTTATCTTATCCAATACAATCTTATTAGTATGCGTATGGCTGTTCTCATTCCACTTAGCTATATTAGCATCTGTAAGTGCTGCTGGCTTCCTTTCTATATTAGTCCAAGTAACCTTAGTACCATCACCATTAACCCACTTCTTAGAAGTTGCATCATACTTTAATATCTGACCGTCTGCCAAATTGGCTAGTGTTACATCTTCCAATTTAGATAATAGTGTACTACCACCAGTTCCAGCTTCTAATATCATCTCTCTTAATATCCTACCTTGATTGGCTGATAAAGCAGCATCTACAGCTACAGAATCCAAACCATCATAAATAGTAACTGAACCTGTAGAAGTGCTTCCACCACCTGTAGAACCTTGACCATAAGCAGTAATCTCACCTTCACCAATTAAGTTTCCAGTAAACACTACCTTTGATAAATCCACAGTATAAGAACCATCACCATTATTAACAGCAGGTAGGAAGTTCCCACTAAAAGAACTTCCACCCCCACCACCAACATTAGTAACAGCTACATTACTTACATTAAGTTCACCATTACGATAGGTCTTATTTATGTTTGTCCTTATAAATTGCATATTACTTCTTCTCTATTAACCGTATTTCCTGCTTACATAATCTATAATCCGTAGTAATGCTATCCACTATAAAGGTTTTATTAGGAAGATAGTTATCAGTCATAGTAGCATATACTTTAAACCTGTTCTGTAGGTTCAGATTCAGAATAGCAGAAGGCGTACTATATTGTGTTACTAGTCTATATATAAGATGCTCTTCCAGTCTATACATCTGCTTAGTAGCCTTATTATATACATTATCCAAATAAGTAAAGCCAGTACCATTAACACTATAGCAGACCGCACTATAGTTACATTCCTTATTATCCCAAGTACATATAGCAAATTCTTCTGAATCCATCTCATTTACAAAGTCCTCATTGATAATATTGCTATACTCTGTATCGGAATCCTTTTCTTCTTCCTTTTGGAAGTTCTGAACTTTAGCCTGTATATCAAAGTCAGATAACCAAACAGCATCACATCTATAGCTATTATCTACTTTGTGCGGATGGTATAAAGTAAATGTAGGTTTACCAGTAATCACTTCATCAGTGTTAGGCATCGGAATAGCATAACCTTCACCATCTATTCCCATCTTCCAATCAATATTATTTTTAACAGGGAATATCCTATTAATACAATGGTCTGATTGTCCTTGATTGTCAAAGTATAATTTGAATGTACTATCTGTAGTAGTCCACCTAGAACCATTCCAGTACATACTACCATACTTTAACTTACAGTCTATATAAAGATTTGCAGGGTTGAAGTCATCATTCTTGTTACTATACCCCTGCATTATATACATTTCAGATTCCCTATCCATAAATAGGAAGTTACCCTTAATAATCAGATAGGTAGAACCACCAACGAAGCTAACATTATTATCATTTACTTCCAGTTCAAACAATGGTCTTAGTTTACCATCATAAGTATTATGAACGTGTAACAGTACATAGTCTGTAAAATTGATATTATTGTACTTCTTATTAAAATCAGTAACCTTATCAAAGAAGGCTTTACAGATAGTAGCACCTACATAGTTCTGTGTAGTAGCATAGTTAATAGTAGAAGGTGCTGATACTTGTGCTAATGTAGCCTTATTGTAATAGTAGCATTTATAGTTGCTGTTCTTTAGATACTTAAAGAAACATTTGTGCATACCACCTTTACCATCTTCATTTACTTCCTGCACATAAGACCAGCTACCACCATAGTTAGTTAAATAGTTCTCATCCCAGATACTAGGTATAATGCTGTCAAAGCTGTACAGACTGTCTTTAACAGTAACCTTATTATATACATTATCTAAGGATAACTGACCACCATTTTCAACATAATCACTGGCTTCTATCTCCTTAGACTGCTGCAAAGTAACCTTTGAAGGTGCTTCTGTTCCTAAAGTATATCTATAGTAAGTATTGATTCCATTCTTAATAGCATCATAATCCAAGAAGTAAACCTTATCACCATCAGCTACAGCAGTTACATTAAGGTATTTACAAACTTCTTCCAGTACTTCCTGCATAGTCATAGGTTCATCATCTTCATCAAAGAAGTTCTGTTCACTGATATACATCTTACTAGGTAGACAAAAGTCAGATGTAGCATTTAATTGTGTATTATCCGAAATATAGAAGGAACTATAAGCATTACATTTACTAAGCAGATAGTTTATAATCTGGATAAATGAAACTATATCTTTCTTACTGCCTATAGTGGTGTACTTATAATACTGCAATGTACTAAGTGCATCTATGGCTTCTACCTCTATTTCTTCTAATTCATTTTCATAACCTTGGCTGTATAGATTGGGTGTAACATACCCAACCCATACAATACCATCAGCATCACTAAGAACTACCTTATTCTGTTGTGCTGTACTACTATACAAATCAAACTTATAATCGTCTGTAATCATTCCTATAGTAGCACTGCTATACTTGCAAGGTTTATATAAATGTGAATCAGAAGTTTCTAACTCGGTTATGAATGGTGTAGCAGATAAAGTAATGTTCTGCACTTCTCCAGAACCTATTTCCAATGTGTATAGCTTCTCATTTATATCATAGAATTGTACTGTATATTTCATCTTACTTTAGCTGTTTTGTTATTGTAATTGGCTAGAACTCCTACAAGTTCCTTACCTTTAATCTTAAACTCTACCTGACCACCGCCAGCAGAACCTATAACCCCATTACCATTAAGCAGGTTAAATAGATTCCTTTGCTGTCTGTTATTAAGAATCATTTCACCAGCATTTACCCTAGCTAGGTTCATATCTCCAATAGTACTATTACCAGCAAATATACCACCAGTACTAAAGGAAGGAATACTAGCCAAAGCTGCTACTACAGCCGCTGCTGCTGCACCTGCCAACAGCCAACCTACAAACGGTGTTTGGGCTGCACTGGCTACACCACTGGCAATAGCTTCACCTTTCTTGGCTGTAGTTAATGCTACAATTTGTGGGATAGCTGCTGCTACAGCACTAATCAAATTAGCACCCCAACTTAACCAAGCTGCTGCACCTTCATTGGTCATATTGGTTACAGAACCCATAATAGAAGCTATTGCACCTAAACTTTGTGCATACTCATTATTCAGTTTGATATTCTTATTAGTAATAGGGCTACTAAACTTAGGAAGTGAAGTAGGAATTTCTGGCTTCCTAGCCATATCAGCTAAACTACCTCTTTCATCATCCAGCTTTACATTAGGTGCATTAGGATATTTGTACTGGAACTCTATTACCCTCTTCTGTTCAGTAAGGTCTTGAATTTCCTTATATAGTCTGATTCTGCTTTCTGGGCTTATCTCCAATGTCAACTGTTTATTTAACAATGAAAGTCTGTTATTAATATCAGCCAATGAACCTTCTGGAATACTGGTTCTGTTACTACTACCACCCGTACTAGTTGAAGATAATGCCGATTGTAATTCCAGTGTGCGTTTATCAAAGTCAGCAGCCCTCTTTCTAAGGTCATAACTGTATTCATAATCCTTTAACATCTGCTGCCTATCCTTATCATCATCATTATTAAGGATTCTCATCTTCTCCAGTTCCTTATTCTGCTGTTTTAACAGCTTTATCTTTTCTGTTATATCCTTATTTTCTATTCTAGTAGTAAAAGCACCAAATGTAGTACCATAAGTATTGTAACTGTATTGTTGGCTTTCTAACTTTGCTAAATCATTCTTATAAGCATCCAAAGCCTGCTTCTCTGGTCTGCTTGAAAAGTCATTGTTATATAAGGATAAGTATTTCTCCACATCTTTAGTAGTCCATCCATACCCCTTATATTGTGTTTCCAAAGACTTAATAAGTGCTTCGTCATTACCAGCAGACACATCTGTAATATCTATCCTATAATCAGCCTTTAATGTCTGTAGCTGTTCAAAAGCCTTCTTACGTTCTTCCAAACTTTTTGTTTTATCCCTTATAATAGCTTCCAGTTCTGTAAACTGGGCTTCAAATCTCTTAGTGTTAAAATCCATAGTCAGTTTAGCATCAGCCAAACTATCCCTTAAAGCACTAAGTTCCTTTAAGCCTTTAATAGTAGAAAACAAACCGTCTTGGAATGCACTCCAGTCACCATTACTAAGAGATTGAAAGAATACATCTATAGTACCTTTACAGGCATTTATAGTATTGTCCCATTCATCTCCTAAAGCCTGTGAACTATGTGCCCATTTGTTAAATGCTTCCCCAGCAGTCATAGCCAGACCTAAAGCACCAGCGAACCTTCCTATAGTGGCTGTGATATTCCTTCCTACCTGCTGAAACTGCTGTACTTGTTGTGTGGACTGTCTTATATTGTTATCAAATTGACTACTATTTAATAATAGTCTGGTTACTAAATCAGCCATATTTAATTATGTGTTGTATATTGTTTAGCTTTCTCTTTCAATCTCTTAATATCTTCATTACTAATAGATGTTTCCCCTGTAGTATCATTGTCCCAAGTAAACTGTATTATATCAGTAGGCTTTAATTTCTTGGTACTGTTACATTGTGCAATAACATAAGCCACCATTCTAGCCTGTTCCCAGCTATTTCTGTCCTTCCTATGTAGATTGCTAATCAATGGTTCTAACTCATACATCTGCATCTTATCTAGTACATATTCTGGGTCTAGTCCACTTTCTATTACTAAGGCTGAATATATCTCCTTAGTGGTTAGGACTTTTTTTTAGCATCCGTATTATTAATAATGAATAGCTGCTGCTTCTCCAGTTCCTTCTTTAAGAAGTTCTGGAACTCTACCATAATACCCATATCTTCATCTATGGCTTCTATCAGTTCCTCAAAGGTTAGTGAACTGTCTGGATTATTAGCCATTAAGACACAGTAGAAGAATAGATATTCATCTGTAATAGTCTTTAGCTCAAATGCCTTACCTGTAATCTGTTCATAGATGAATAAGGCTCTAAGTGTATATTTCAGTTTGTAGTTTTGTCCTTTAATAGTCATATCAATAAGTATTTAAAAAGAAAGCCTTTACACCTCCATAACCTAGAGATATAAAGGCTCTATATTAAGCTGTAGCAGTCTTTGCAAGTGCTCCCACACCTTCAAATGATGCTGTGAATGTTGCATTATCTCCGTTAGGTGCATTGGCTTCCAAAGCTGTGATAATCACTTTGCCAGAATATGTACCAGTAGTAGAAGGCAACCAACCGCCTTCGGGTACTTCATCCTTCTTTGCTGCATAATCTTTCTCTAAGCAGAATACAGCTTCAATAGGTGTTCTAGCTGTCAACTTATCAAATAACTGGTCAAAAGTCATACCTTCACCGTCATTAGAATAAAGGTTCTCGGTACTACAGTTCCAGCTAATCTTTCTGGCTGCTTTAGACACCCATTTGCCACCACTATCCTTAGAAGTGGTTTCTACTGTTTCTACGTTTATACTTAGTTTGTGGCTTGTTGCAAATGCTATAGATTTACCATCTATAAACAGCATCAAATCACCACCATTAATTACTTGTCCTGCCATTTGTCTTTATATTGAATGTAAGGTTCTGAATGAATGTATCTTCTATGTAATCCTCATCTGCATTTGTCATTCTAATATCGTGTATGTTAATACCAGAATAGTTACCCTTCTTACCTTGTAAGGCATCCTTTACCAAATCAGCAATTTCTATAGATTCATTGTACTTATCAGAAGCTATAACCACTTCCACATAAGTATCTTCACTATATATAAATCTATCCTTACTATCAGATGGTTCTATACTTGTTCTTCTATAAACAATGAATGGGAATGTAGTACCAGTATCAGCTATTAAAGGGTAAATTTTATGTCCTACACTATCTATAACCTTTGCATCATTACTAAGGATATTATAGATAGCTTTACCTACTTGTAAACTCATCGTCTGTTCCTATTAGCTATTCTCTGAATTGACTGGCTTATAAGGTTATCCATATTATCAAAGATTTCCCTTTCCTTATTGGCTTTAGCTGTTCTAAAGAAATGTGCTGCATTAATACTACCTCTATTGGCTGCTGCTCTCTGCCTTCTAATAGGATTCCGACCTCTAACAGATGCAGTATTACTACCAGTGGTTCTTCTAACTCTAGTGCCCAGTTCAAAGAACTTCAATCTAAAGTCACCCATAATATGTACTTTAGCTTCTTCTCCGTTTCTATCAGCATTAGCTTTGATTCCACTTATTAAGGTCTTACCATTCCACCAGTTTCTACTAGAAGCTGCTCTGCCTAAAGTCTGCCTTAGCTGTCTTTTAGTTTCACCGACTAAGATACCAGCACCCTTTCTTAAAGCACTTCTATAAACCTGCCTTTGCTGCCTGCTTGTCAAATCTGCAAACATAGAAGTAACCTGTCTGGCATCTACTTCTATATTATTCATTTATCAATTCAGTTACTATGGTTATTGATTGCTTATATAATTCTCGGTTAATACTAAGAATCCTGTACTTATTGCCATTCCAGATAATTCGCATTTGCTCATTAACTTTGTGATATAGCCTTATAGTAAAGGTAACTGTATAGCAGTGGATTATTTCATTATTCTGGTTCTGTCTGTTCCCAGAATTATAAGTAACCTGCGCTCTGGTACTTATAGCATCCTTCCAGTCTATACCATTAGCCCCATATACATCTTTTAGTGTTATAGGTTCTTGTATGGTAATTGGATAATTTAATAGTCCTGCCCTCATTTTATTTCATAGTGTTTATAAAGTCCTATAAGGTATTCATAACTATAAGGCAGTTTAACTACCGAACCAAATGCTACAGGCTCTCTATTAGCATATAAGTTACCTATCATTAGTAACATAGCGTGAATTATAGCAGGTGGTAAAGTACCACCTGTTTCTAATTCATCTAAAGCTATGTCTAAATGTTTAGATACCGAATCCTCTGCTACAGCTATTAAGTCCAGAATGTACATATCATCTGCCCTAAAATCCTCATCTACTAGCAGGTGTTTCTTTGCTTGTTCTAAAGTTATATACATAGCTTACTACTTATCAATAGACTATAATTAGGCTTTAAGAACCTTCTTAACAAATGCTTCTGCTCTTCTAGGCTTAGCATCAAAGTAAGCATTGATAACAAGTCTTACCTTACCGTTAGCAGCCTGTGTATATGGGTCTACAGTTAAATCAATTCCACCCCATTGACCGATAACCAAATCAGCGAAATTACCATAAACAATACCCTTACCTGCAACAGCAGAAGTACAAAGAACTGGATAACCGTTTACCTCATTACCTTCCATTATGAAAGAATTTTGATTCTTTGCAGTAGATTTTAATACAGCCTTGGCAGAAGGTGAAACAATAAACTTAATATCACCTCTTACATTCTTCTCACCTAATGTAGCTTCCATATTTACAAAGTCCGCATAAGTAACAGCAGCAGTATCAGCAGTTACACCGTTAAGCATACCAGCAGGTTGTGTAGCAGAACCAGCAGCAGTACCCAAAATAGTAGCTTCCAACTTATTAGAAATAGCTGCTACAATATCTCTCTTTAGCATTTCTTCTGCACTATTAGAATCTTGAATTAAGAATTGCTTAGATACGTCAATATAAGCAGTAAGTCTTTTAGGCTCTAGGTTTACTTCACTGAAAGTACCTGCACCATCAGAAGCAGCAGCGACTTCACCAGCCCAGCCTACATTTGAACCAGAATAAACAGGAATAGAAACATTACCTATAAGTCCAGTCATATAAGAAGCACCAGCCTGTGCCAATACTAAACTTGCTCTCAATGGTTCTAGAATACCTAACTTATCTTCTGCTACATTCTCCTGCCCTGCTGTAGCTACAGTAGCCTGTATATTTGCTCTTTCTTCAATAGGAAGTACAATCTGTCCGCTATAAGATTGACCTGCCTTTCTCATTTCAGCGATACCAGCACCTACTACTTCCTGTGCTCTCTCATCTAATTGTCTGTTATTGGCTACATCATTGATAGCCTTTAAAAGTGAAAACTTTTCCTTCATAGTATTAGTTGTATGTGTTGTTTGTTTAAGGTTATCTTCTTCAATCTTCCTAATCTGAATATCTATATCTGACACTTCTTTAGTAAGTGCATCAAGTTCTACCTGCTCGCCAGCATTTAACTTCCTTACTTCCTTCTCTGCACCAGATATAATTTCCTCTGCTCTCTTTTTAAGCAGTTCCTTTTTGTCCAGTAGTTCTAAGGTGTTCATTAGTTTAACTTACTCCTAAGTCCAGCGAAGTAATCTTTTAAATCCTCGCTCTCTAAATCCTGCATCTTTCTTAATGCTACAGATGTATCTGGATATGCTTCTTTATATACAGGTGATACATCGAATAATTCTTTGAAGCTATTGATAGTTCTTAAATAACTACCATCTTCCTTCTTAGTCCAAGTATCTTTACCGATAGTAAAGGCGAATGAAGAAGTACTAATATCTCCCCTTCTAAGACCTTCTAACAGTTCATCACCTAAAGCAGTGTTAGGTGCTTCAAACCTGTATTTAAGCCCAATATCATCTATAGAAAGTTCTAGGCTTCCAGTACCGTATTTAGACCTGGCTAATATACCTCTGTCCTCATTATGATTCAGTAAACAAAGTATATCAGACTTTTCTAATATACCTTCTAAGGCTGTAGGTTCTATTACTTCAATAAAGCCACCTAAATCCCTAGATTGCTTACCGAATACTAAAGCATAGCCTTCTACTGTTCTGGAATCCATCTTTACAATTTCATTACAGTTTCTTAGTTCTCTCATAGTGTTGTTATTATTCTAATAGAATCCAACCAGTATTATCTATCTGATTCTGTAATGCTGCTACTTGCTCTTTAAGCAGTCTGTTCTGTTCCTCTAAGGATTCAACATACTTTCTTAATGCAGAATCATCATAGTTACTAAGACTAGCTAGTTTTTCTTTCTCTGGTGTTGTATAGTCATTAGTAGATAACTGTTTGCCTTCCACTTTATCTACTTTAACATTGACAGCTTCTCTAATATCAGAATCATCATAAACAGTATCAGTAAACTTAGCATTAGCAGGTACATCACATTCTACTGTATGTCCGTTTACAGTATCAGCATTACCGCCATCAGCAGGAACTTTAGTAGGAATACTATCCTTTACCTTCTTTAGTTCATCCTGTAAATCGGTTTGCTTAGTAATATCACCTTCTATAGTTCCCCATACAGCATTAACTGTACTACCAATCTTGGCACTGATTCTATCCAGTTCTAATACAGCTTCTTTAGTTGCTCTCTGTAGTTCCATTACTTCAAATAATAATTAGTCTGCCCTTTAACTACCTCATCATAATAAGCATCATTAAACATAGCATTAGGACTTTTAAAGCTGTAGCTGTAATAGATTAGTCCAGATTGTAGCTTATCTAGGTCAGATGAATTAATAACCGCCTTATCTATTCTATCTTCTTCTACTATACCAGTCAAATCACCACCTTTAAAACTACATTCTATAAACTCTGCTGGGTTTGTGGTGTAAAGTCTAAGTATAAATTCAGAAGTGTTTCTTACCCTAAAGGGAATACCGTCCTTATCTTCCAACTTAATATTGAATACTAAGTCAGTTCCCTTGTAAATTGTCTGTATCATTGATTATATTGTTATTAGATGGAATGTTATTAGCAGCATTTTTAATCTCCATTAGATTAACCTGTATAAAGTGAGAATCCCCACCATCTATAGCAGGTAAATCCAACTGCTTTCTAATCTCATTGGCACTAACCACACCGATATTAAATAGTGTATTGTAATAGTTTGCTAAAGACTGCTTGTCTGCTCTTAGTAATACAGAAGTATCAAATCTTACATCTATTCTACTTCTTTCAGAAGGCTTATACAGCTTCCTTTCAAACTCTAATTCTATCTTCTCTAGTAATGGTGATAATGTATCAGTAAGAAAAGCTAGCTGGGTAGCCTCAACAGTACTATAACTGCTCTTGGATAAGTCAAATGCTTTAACTGGTGATACTCCGAAGAACCTGCATATATCAATTACATTAAACTGTCTGGTTTCTAATAGTTGTGCATCAGCAGGATTCACTGTAATAGGTTGAAAGTCCATATTACCTTCTAATACAGCCACACCATTAGGTGTACCAGTAGTAGGACTAAAAGCAGTCTGCCAGCTAGTTTTTAAATCTACCTTCTGCTTACCAGTTAAAGTAGATTGTACTTTAAGAATACCAGCCAGATTAGCACCACCTTTAAAGAATCCTTGTGCGTGTGATTCAGAATCTGTAGCCAGTCCTAAAGTCTGTCTGGCGTGTTGTAAAGTACTGATTCCAGTAATACCATCATAACTAAAGTTCAGTATATGAATCATATTGCAAGGCTCTACAAGTCCTTTAATACCTACAACACTATATCTAATTCCGTCCTTCTGTTCAGTAATAGTAACATAATCTGGCTGTAAATAATGAAGTGCTACTGCATCTCCTTTAGCATCTCTTTCTATATAAGCATATCCATTACCTTTAAGCAGTGTACTTACTATCAAAGTCTTTATGAAAGTAAACCTGCTCATCTTATTGTTCGGCTCTTTGTTCAGTAAGTAGTAGGTAGGATGCTTAATAAACTTTTCTTTATAACCAGAATCAGTAATATAATATGGCTCTAACGGAAGCTGTGCTACTGCATCACTAATAACATCTACACACCTGTAGACTGTAGATAATAACATAGCCTTATTAGTGGTATAGCTGCCATTCATATTATACATTAAGGAATCACAGAATAACCCTCTGGTTTCCTGCTCTGGTTCTTTCTTTTTAAACCAATTAGTAAAAAT